CGCCGCCGGCGCGGGGGAAGGGTTCGATGCCCTTAAAAGCCAAGACGCTAAGGGCCATAAATAGAACTAATATTATCAAACACGATTGTCTTTTCATGGTTGACCCCTTATTCGCCCAACAATGTCTTCCGCCCCACTGTCGCAGTCTCTTCGATCCCCCGACCACCTGTTAGGAGGGTTGATTGCCGCCCTTTTGCTAGGACCGCTGCCTTCCGGTGCCGTTCCTCAGCCGCTTTCACCTCAGCCGTATTATCACTTGGGGCCGGGATGTACTGAGGTATAACCAACGGGGGAGGGGAGGGGGGAGAAAACACCCTATCACCACCACCACCACCAAATAATCCACCCATTAGCCGTTTCTCCTTTTAGGGATAATTGCCCTTTATCACAATTATCCTGCAATCACAAGTAATATTAATCGTAAACGTTCCAATCTGTTACGGCGGCTGCTGCCGTCTGCTTATATTTTGTTCCCCTCAGGTCTTGCCTGGCCATACACTCATAGTTAAAAGCGTGGCGGAAGTGATCTGGGCCTAATTTAACGTAAACGTACCGCTTACTGCCAGTCTCTTCGTCCTCTTCAAGTTTCTTGGCTACATTATGCAGGTGCCCAGCAAACTCTTTAACGATCTCACACGCCTTCGGCAAAAACACCTTGCGATACATTACTTGGTTGTGACTCTCATCTAAAGACTCAGTGCGGTTGCAGGCTACCGTTAATTGTTCTTCATTCCAGGCATATCCACCTTTCTGCCCGATCTGATAATAACTGAGAAAAACCTTGCGCCGATTTCGTTCTGCGAAAGAGCGGGCGTTCCGGGTCTCCGGCAGGGCATCCACCACACATCGGTCTACCTTGAAGTTCACCATCAGCCGGTCAAGGTCTTCCCAGTCCCGGTAAACCCCGATATGAATAATACTGTCTGGCTTATCCAAGCCCTTTTTACCGATGACTACATGCAGGTCTTTTCCTTGGTCAACCCCCATTGAACACGGCCCCGGGCTACTCGACTCTATCCCAGCGTTGCCACACAGGTGCATAACCTCCTCAATGCTCAACCGGTTCTCGGCTTCGATGTAGGCATCGCCGATCTTTAGGTTATAAAAGTCCTGAAGGTTGTTTGTAGTGCGAAACTGCTTTAGAATTTCTGCCGGAGAAACGAACTGGCTGAATAACTGTGAGTAATGATACCCCCTTTGGTCGGTAATCCTCGGGTGTTTGGCAACCCATTCGCCGATAGCCGGGTCCAGCTCACCTCGGCATCGCTCACAGGCGCGGATAACCCCACCCTGGACTTCCATTAGGCAGCCCGGAAAAGTGTCTTCCAGGCAGGTATAATGGCCGCAGGCGGGGCATTTAAGCAGCCAGTAACGCTGGTCCGTAAGTTGAAAGGCGCGGTCAATCCCATAGTCGGGGATCGTGGGGTTAGAGAGCTTGAGGGATTCCTTGAACTCAGAATGGGCCATGCGCTCTTGGGCCATATCAATCATTTTCTGGGGCGCTTCGTCAAGTTCGTCATAAATTATCAGGTCGACCGGCACTGATTTCAACCCCACCCTGGACCGCATACCACGGAGATACAGAAACGCGTTCCAGACCCGCTTGATGCCGGCCGCATCGGTATTCGTCACCCACTTACCGATGGTATCGGGATTGTCGGCAATCAGAGGGCTTATGCGGCCCTTGGAGAAGTCCAGCACATCAGACTTTGAAGGAAACAGGTAGAGGATACCCCGATAATTGCCATATCTGGCCCCATACATCACCCGAAGCATCGCCTTAGAGGTCAACCCCAGTTGGGTAGCCTTCATTTCTACCTGATCGGGATGTGTGTCGCCATAGGGAACGATTAAATATTCATGTCGCTTAAAGGTGAAGGGCCTACCGTCAAGGATAATATTGGCAGAAGTTACCCACTCAGCAAGGGAGAGAACCTTCTGGCGTTTCTGTATATAGGCCGAAAACCTTTCTCGTATGATTTGCCTGGCCTCAGCCGCTTGCATCTTCAATCCGCCTCTTTAATCTTTTTGGCTATCGCAACGGCTTCTTCGTCAGTTAGGTCCTCGAGGGATTTGATTTTGCGGACGTTCAGGTTGTCGGTGAATAGCGATAGGTGTTTGCCTAATAGTTCGAGGGCTTTGTTGGCGCCGGACGCATCAAGGGATTCGCCTATAACATCACCATTCCTGTTGTATCGTGGTCGCGGCACCTTGCAATATTCAGCAACCTCATGGAGCGATTTTAAAATATAATCAGCAGTTATGCCGCGTGCTTTAAGCCTTTCATCCTGTAATCTTTGCACTTCTGCCCTAATCTTGTCAGTCCTTAGTAGCCTAAATGCCTGGACTTCGGCTGTTCTCGGATTCGGATTATATCCGGCCCTAATTACAGCCTGGGTTCCGTTAAAATCAACCAGATATTCAGCTACAAATATTCGCTGCTTTCTGGTCAATTCATTTTTCTTAGCCATTATTCAAAACCCGCTTTCACCTAAGCCCGTCTGCGGGGCGGGGGTAGTTTTGAACTCAATGACGGATGAAACCAAGGTCGCCCTGGTCGGCTGGTGGGTCATAGTTTTCCCTCATCCAACTTATGATCACCGCACCAATCGTTGACGAACACGCTCGGATAACCGGACGTGGGGGCATGTCGCCGACAACGACCAACATCATAGGTCGGCGCTTGCATATCGGGGCCTCTTGGGTCAATCTGTGCCACCTTTGGCACGAACCACATACAAGTTCTGCATTTCATCCTGTCGGAACGATGTTTCCATAGGTCCTGGTTCATTGTAGCTCCTTTATCTCCTAGATTCATTAAAGTTTTAGCGCTCCTTTTTCTTGGGAGGTTCCCAGCCGGTTTTTCTAAGGGTGCCATAAATATAGGCGTCCAGACGTTTTCCTGTAAGTCCCTTCGCTTGGCCCTCTTTTCTCAATCTTTCTTCCAGTTTTTTAGGCATAATTCCCTCAAAGAATAGTTTTTGGTTTTTCCTGACCCCTGATCCCTGACCCCTGGCCCCTGGTCCCTGAACCGGTATCAACCTATACGCCGAGGCCAGGGCAAAAACCAGCGTTTTCCCCCCTTATAGCGTTTGGAGGACGCGGTTGTCCCCCGTTCAAGAATCTGATTTATGTCTCCTGGATTTATCGCAGCGTTCGGGCCATTTCTCGTATGACTACGGCTTTTCAGCTATTCAGTAAGAAAAGAAGCTCTGCGTTTATCCGTTACCCTCAATCAGTTGAGGTAATCGGCGGTCGGAGGAGACACCGCCCAGGAGTTTTTAAGTTGCCAATCAATATCCAAGCCAGGTGAGCGCTCACCACAGGCAGCTTGAGTCGAGGGGACCGCCGGCTGATGCCGGTGCAGCCACACCTCTGAACCGATCCTGCTACGGTCTCGCGAGCGTTTGGATAAAAGAGGGGCATCAGGCGCTAACGCCGAAGTGCCCCGACCAACAAGAGAAGGAGGATGCTGCATACCTCCGCCTATATCATGGGTGGTTTTGTGTGTCAAGAAAGAAATTTCGTTTTTCTTCGTTTCCCCCTCATTTTTTCTTGACAGCACCTTACCTTAGTGTATCCTTATGATATGAAGAAATTACCAAAACTTGAATGTAAGCGGTGCGGTCATGTCTGGATCCCCAGGACAGACGATGTGCGTCAATGTCCGAATTGTAAAAGTGCTTCATGGCGCAAAACCAAGGAGGCAAGACGATGACACCCCAGTTCCCCATGGCTTTCTGGATCAACCTAATCGCGGGCCCCGAACTTGAGGAGCTTTGCCTGGCAGAAATCATTTTCGGCAGCCGATGGTTTTGGCTTTAACCCCGAGCATATAGGAGGCACCCCATGAGCAACTACCCCCCAGGCGTGGACGCTAACACCACCGATGCACCGTGGAACCAGCCGGACCCAAAACGGCAAACCAAGACTATCACCGTTTACGTCCGGTTCGCCGGGGTATATAAGCGGAAAATTGAAGTCCCTGTGGACTTCGATACCTCTGACTCTGAGGCGGTATCGGATGCCCTGCATGATGACTGCCAGGTAAACCGCCCGGCGTTCGCGCAGGACCGGTCCCGACAGGAGGGATAAAATGGGGACTAATTATTATTGGCATAAGCAGGACCCATGCCCCCACTGCAACCGGCCTTGTGAACCGCTTCATGTTGGCAAGAGCTGTGGCGGTTGGTATTTTTCTCTTCATGTCATCCCGGAATCAGGCATTAATGACCTCAGGGATTGGGAACTGCTATGGCAAAAACCCGGCTCATTTATTTTGGATGAATACGGACGGAGGGTAACTCTTATTGAAATGCACAGCATAATTACCGACAGGAGTTGGCATGGCGTCGTAGCATGGTCAACAGCACACTATCTACGCAACCAGGCAGAACCCGGATTAAACGGGCTTGTTAGGTCTGCCCTTGGTGAGCGATGTGTTTCGCATGGCGCGGGCACCTGGGATTGTATCGTAGGAGATTTTTCATAATCGGGTCTGGGTTCGCAAGCCCGGCCCCGAAAAGAGGATTGAGGGAGGAGAAAATGCCTAACACGTGCAAGTGGTGTGGAATGGACCCCGTGGCGCTTTACACCTGG